CGTATTATTGCTGAGGTTTACAAGGATGTTGGGAAAACGGGTATTGTAACTGTTGAGCGTAGTCAGACTGACGATACGTATGCAGAGACTACTAAAGGTTTGAAATTCGATAGAGGTTATTTGAGCAGTATGTTTGTGAATGACCAAAAAAAAGACGAGTGTGTTTTTGAGGATGTTATGGTATTGGTTGCTGACATGGAGATTGCGAATATTTTGCAAATCGAAAGTGTGTTAAAGCCAATTATTACTGAAGGGAAAAAGTTATTGATTATTTCTCCTTGTTCGACAAATGTGATTAATACTTTGGCGGCAAACACTGTTAAGGGGAATTTAAAAGTATGTGCTGTGCCACCTCCTAGTTTTGGATATAAGCAGCATGAGTTGATGCAAGATATTGCACTTACGGTAGGTGCTACTTATTTTAGTGAAAAAACGGGAGATGATTTAAGTTTGATTACTTACGCTGACCTTGGTCATGCTTCAAGGGTTATTGTTGGCAGAGACAAAACTGTGATTATACGCTCAGATGCTAGGGTAGATGAAAGTAATTTGGAGGAAAAAGTAAAACAGTTGTGGGAAGCTCATTCAATAGCTACTAAAAAAGCTGATAAAGACTTCATTTTGGAGAGAATTGCTTCGCTTACAGGTGGGATTGGTGTGATTTATGTTGGTGGTCAAACAGACTTGGAGCAGAAAGAGTTACATGATAGAGTTGATGATGCTGTTTGTGCTGTAAGGTCTGCTTTGGAGGAAGGAATTTTGCCGGGAGCAGGAAAAGCTTTGTTTGAGGAAAGTTTTATTGAGATTGATAGGAATGTTGATGAGCATAATGCAGCTTATCAGATAGTAACAGAGGCACTTCAAGCTCCATTTATTCAAATTTTACGAAACGCAGGGTTGAAACCTGAGGATGTTTATGGGAAAGAGCCTATGAAATCGGGTGTTGGCTATAATTTGAAAACAAATCAGATGGGAGATTTGATAAAAATGGGAGTTATTGACCCATTGAAAGTAACTAGGTCTGCACTTCAGAACGCAATTTCTGTTGCTGTAACAATTTTAAGTACAAACGCTATTGTAACCATGGCTAGAAGTTATGAGCAGTCAACAAATTAAAAATTTTATCCATTTTTCTGTTGTTTGGGTGGCGTGTAACCTATCGATTCCTTTTTGGGTGGTAGGTCACGTCCATCTGAGCATAAATAGTTACCATGACATCATTGAGGTAATAAGTTCTTTTGGTATGAACGTAATTGTTGGGATTGGTTTTTGGTTAAATTGGAGGGATGAGTCTAAAAACTATAAAACAAAAAACGATTAATTATGAAAGCAGTTTTTAAATTTAATTTACCTGAAGAGCAAGAAGAATATCAAATGTTCATTGACGCTTCTAAAATGCAAAATGTATTGTGGGAAATGCAACAATGGTTAAGAAAAGAAACAAAATATTGTGCAGATAATATTAGCGAAGATACTTATGAAGCATTTATAGAATGCAAAGAAAAACTAATTGAATTAATGAACGAAAACAATATAGAATTATGAGTAAAATTAAAAAAATAATAGCTAAATGGCTAAAGATTACAGATGAAGATATTAAAGCTAACGATTTTTATCGTGCTAAATTATTTGGAGAGGGTAGAACAGTTGAGTATTCAATTGATGGACTTTTTAATTCTCATTGCAAATTAACCGAATGGGTTAGTGGAGAGGGATATGACATTAGTTTTGATAGAGACGTACAAAATACAAAAACAATATCATTACACACAGATGAAATTGATGTTCTGTTTGCTTGTTTAAATCACTTTAAATACTTTGAAGTATAATTAAAATATAAAATTAAATTAATATGACAGACATCACAATGTGCAACGGAGTAGGTTGCGAGATAAAAGAAATATGTTATAGATACAAAGCAACTCCTAGTGAGTTTATGCAGAGTTATTTTTTTACAGCACCAAACAAAGGGTTAGATTGTGATTATTATTGGAAACTTGAAGAATAACGGTTTGTATAAGATTAGTGCGTGTACATATAACTATACATTTTGATTGATATTACATACATATATGTATAATAATAGATGGAAAAATTTAGAAGAATTATGAAAGAACAAGATATAATTGATTTAGGATTTAAGAAGGAAATTGAACACGATAGTATTGGGAAATATTATTATTACGTTTATGACTTTGGTAGAGGATTATCTTTAATATCAAATGCTAATGATGAGCCGGTAGATAGTAAATGGTATGTAGAGATATTTGAAGAGGATACTATTAGATTTACAACCAAAGAAGATTTAGAACTTCTTATTAATTTATTAAACAAGAATAAATTTTAAGCATATAACCTTAAATTAAAAATAAATTTTAAACATATAACCTTAAATTATGAAACCAATCGGTAAAAATATTATTGTTAGAGAAATCTCTGAAGAAGTAAAAACTGATTCAGGATTATTTTTGTCAGGCAAAGACATTGACGCTATGCGTTACAAGAAAGGAGTTGTGATAGAACCCGGAACAGATGTTGAATTCATAAAGAAAGACGATGTGATATACTACGATAAATCACATGGATTTACTTTGTTATTTGAGAATAATCCGCTTACTGTTATTCAAGAGTACCATGTCGTTGCTGTTTTATAACGGTGTTCATTTTGATAATCATCTCTTTGTATTTTTTATCAGAGTATGATATATTTTTTGCAAACATTCTATTTTGCGATTGACTAACGGGGATTTCTTCCCCGTTTAGTTTTTTGTACATAGAGCGAATCATTGCATTTGTTTTTGATGACAATTGATATAATGCCTTGTGAATCCCTGCTCTTTTTCTAAAAACTTCTATCCAACCTGCTTGTCTTAGTTTTTCAAAACGTTGTTTATCCCAACCTAAGATAGCATCAAATTCCAAGAATTTGTCTCTGCTAAAATACTTTTCTGAGTATAAAAACAAAAGTATATCTAGGTCTGATTGAGTTAGACCATATTTAATTTTCATGTATTGGCGTATTACTCTCCAATATTTTAAGTAGTCGTTTGAATTAGATTTCATTTAATTTTTTTTATTACATTTGCTAATACAAAGTTATTAAATTTAACATTATGAAAAAAGTAAGTGCAAAAACCGCCTACAACATCAAGGAGGCAAGTAATCCGAAATTAAAAGCGAGTGCTAGAAAGCATTATGCAATGAACGCTCAAGCAGCTATGAAAAACCAAAAAAAGAAAAAATAATTGAACATATTAGTTACGGGGGGAAATGGTTTTATTGGATTTAATTTAATTAAAAAACTATTAACCGAAGGTCATAGTGTTGTATCGTTAGACGACTTATCAATAGGTTCAAAAGAATACGAGGTTAGTGGTTGTAAATATTTTTATTCAGACATTACTTCATTATGGTCTTTTGATAATTTTTCTTTTGATATTTGTTATCATTTAGCGGCATTATCAAGGATTCAGCCTTCATTTGAAAATCCAATGAGAACGTTTACGGTTAATGTAGAAGGTTGTCAGATAGTTGCTGAGTGGGCACGTATAAATAAAGTAAAAGTTATTTACTCAGGCTCCTCTTCAAAATGGAGTAATTCATTTTTATCTCCTTATGCAAATTCTAAAAAAATAGGAGAAGATATTTTTAAGATGTATAAAACTGTTTATGATTGTGATTTTGAAATATGTAGGTTTTATAATGTGTATGGACCATCTGAGTTTATTGACGGTAAATGGGCAGCAGTTATTGGAAGTTGGAGAGGTTTAATACGTCAAGGAAAACCTATAATTATTGTTGGAGATGGAGAGCAAAAAAGAGATTTTACTCACGTTGACGATATAGTAGATGGACTTTATATGATAGCGATTAAAAACGAAAGACATGATGACGCTTGGGAATTAGGTTCAGGTGTAAATTATTCAATAAATGAGGTATTTGAATTTTTTAAAAAACGATATAATAACATAAAAAAAGTTCATGTATTAAATCAGCAAGGAAACTATAAAGAAACGATAAGGAAAAATAATGATGCTCTTGATAGATTGGGATGGTTTCCGAAAAAAAAATTAGAAGATTACATTTTGAACTTACAAGATAATTGTAAATAAAAAATATAAAAAATATTTATTACTTTTACAAAAAAAAATAATTTAAAACAAAACAAAATGATTAACAACAACACAAGATTTTTGGGAATTGATTCAACCAAGGTTAATTTAATAGAGAAAAAAGACGAACTAAATAACTCAGTTGCAGCTTATTACACTATTGATGAAATGACAGCTTTGCCTGTAGAAACAACCTATCCCGTAACTAATGCCGCAGAAGCAGGTAAAAAGTTTTGGTACAAGGGGAATGAATGGCATTATATGACACAGGCTGAAATTGACAGCACAGGATGGACAGGATTAGTAAGTGTTGGATTTCCTGCACCTGTATATAAAATTTTAAATTATATAGTACTAAATAATGTTGTAGGTCCATCTCCAATTCCAAACATTTTAGGTGTTGGTAATTTTTTTACTGACCAACTTGCTAGTATATTTACAGATGCAGTTACAGAATTTGATGCTTTAGGGTTAGGAATAATTGCAACTTCACTGCAAAGTGTTACTTATATTAAAGAAGCAGCAAGCGGTGGAATATCTAAATTTAGAAATATTAATTTATTAGTTTCGTTAAAAGATATTGGAACAAGGAAAGCGTTAGATGTAGGTTCTCCGGGGCCTACAATTGATGTTTCCGCAGTTGTATTAGATGACCTTTTTACTCAATTACCTATAACACTTAATACTGCAACAATTAGAGTAACTAACTGTTCAGGTGCTGCAACGTGTGACCCAACAATAGCAACTGCAAAAGGATACACTGTAGTTGTATAAAAATAAAATAATATTATGAAACTATTCTCAGTAGCAATAGGGGAAAAATATGAGAAGGAAGCAGTACGTTTACAGCGTACTGTCAACCTTCTAATAGAAGTTTTCACTAAAGCAAGTGATAATTATGTTGAGGTTAATCCTGACCCTTTAATTAATGGTTTGTGGCATAAATGTAATTTTGCTAATTATATAGATGAAGCAGATGAAGCAGTTGTTTTTATGGATGCTGATATGTTTACATTAACAGAAAATCCTTTTAAGACATTTAAGGTTAAAAAATCAACAGACTTTGCTTATGTTCCTTATAAAGGCAAGTGGTATCTTCCTGATGCGATTAGGCAGAGTGCTTTTGAATTTCATGGACATAAAATCAATAGTGGTTTTATGTATTTTAAAAACTTAGAGATTGCTAAGAAAATATGCAACCAATGGCAGTACGAGTATTTGGAAAGAGAAAAGCTGTATGATGTAGATAAAGGCACTTCAAAGTATGAATACGATGAGTGGGCTTTAATGATTGCATTGACAAAATTAAACTATAAAATAGAACTTCTTGATAGCAAATGGAATGATTGGGAATTAGGAACAGAAGAAGAAATTAAAAGTTCAAAATCAATATTTTTTCAATCACATGATTTTTTAGAAATAACATGACCAATAAATCTAAAATGAAATGCAACAGTCCTGTTTCTTCAAATAGAGCAGGAAAGAAGATGATGGTAAAAGCTTGCTCGAATGGAGAGGAAAAACTTCTCCATTTTGGAGCTAAAGGTTATGGTCATAATTACTCTGCTGCAGCTCGTAAAAGTTTTAAAGCAAGGCATAAGTGCGATACTGCAAATGACAAGCTAACGCCAAGATATTGGGCGTGTAAAAAATTATGGGCAGGTAAAGGAGGGTCAACTGCTTCGAGTCCAAAAAATATAAGAGGTAAATATTAAAAACTAAAAAGATGATACATACAAAGAAAAGAGTAGCAAGGTTAGAAAAAAAAGAGGATAGACTTGTTAGAAGAGGTAACAAAGCTGTTGATGAAGGCAGAGACAGAAAAGCTGATAGACTTCTTGGAAGAGCTGCTAGGGTTGAAAATCGAAAAATTAGAATACAAGAACGGAAAAGTAAAAATATTTTAGGTTCTTTACTTTCCCAAGGTAAGATAAGAAAAAATAAATAATTTAAAACAAAACAAAATGAGCTGTAAAGGTTTAATAGGAAGAAAGTACAAAAAATGTAAGAGGTAAATATTAAAAAAATAGTATGCCAAAAGATGCGTGTTACAAAAAAGTAAAAGCAAGCTATAAAGTTTTTCCATCAGCAAGAGCTTCTCAAGCGATTGCTAAATGTAGAAAAGCGTCAGGCAGTGTGAGAAAAAGTTCAGAAGGAACATCTCTAAAGAGATGGGAAAAAGAAAAATGGACCGACACTCGTACAGGTAAAGCGTGCGGAGCCGGAGGCAAAAACGAATATTGCAGACCAAAAGTTAGAGTGTCTTCAAAGACACCAAAGACTATTTCAGAAATAAGCCCATCAAAACTTGCAGCTAAAAAAGCTGAGAAGTCAAGAGTAGGGATGGGTAAACGTGTAAAAAAAGTTTAAATTTTTTAATATCTTTACCCAATGAAAAAAACAATTAAAAAAGCAGCCATGTATGAGTCTAAAAAATCTCTTGATGGAAAAATGAAATTTTTAAAAGGCAACGTTTCAAAAAAACCTAAAAAAAATGAAAAGTAAAGGATTAGGAGATACTATAGAGAAAATCACAACTGCTACAGGAATTAAAAAGGTAGTTGAAAGGGTGTCTAAAGCTACAGGTAAAGATTGTGGATGTGGAGCTAGAAAAAATTCTCTTAATAGAATGTTTCCTTATAAAAACGATTAATCAATAAAAAATATAAAACAATGGCTTATCAAAAATTACAAGCAGGAAGAGCTGCAGCGGTAACTCCATCAGACACAGTAAATATTCCGTCTATAAGCGGAGGTGTAAACGATGGGTGTGTTTTGTACGTTGGTACAACAGGAGATTTGAAGGTAATAACAACAGGGCAGGATGAAGTAACTTTTGTTAATGTACAAGGTGGTTCATTTATACCTGTTCAGGTTTTAAGAGTTTTATCAACAGGAACAACAGCTTCAAACATTGTAGCTCTTTGGTAATGACAGGTCTCCAAATATCCATATCAAATACAATTAATGGTGCACTGCCATCTTCGGGTGGCACACCACCTATTGAAACACGCTTTATTTTTGAAGTCAAAACAGACAACGCAGGTACATCTAACGATAATCAATTTACTATACCTACAAGCACAACAGGTATAACACAAGCGTTTCTATACGATATTGAAACGTCAGATGGGCAGACTATAACAGGTTTAACAGGCGACCACACTATAACCTTTCCAACAGCAGGAACGTATGAGGTGAGAATAAGTGGCTCATTTCCTTATATGTTTTTTAGTAATAGTGGCGATAGGTTAAAGATGTTAGATATATCTAACTTTGGTATTTATGCTTTAGGTGCTACAAATCAAGGTGCTGCTTTTAGAGGTTGTTCTAATATGACAATAACAGCAACAGATAGTGGTAATTTTGGAAGTGTTACTAATTTTAGAGAAACTTGGCGAAATTGCTCAAGTCTTACATCATTCCCATTGTTAGATACAAGTAATGGTGCTGATTTCTTGGGTGCTTGGAATAATTGCTTTAACCTAACATCATTTCCATTGTTAGATACAAGTAGTGGAATTAATTTTCAAAGTGCTTGGCGAAATTGCTCAAGCCTTACATCATTTCCATTGTTAGACACAAGTAGTGGTACTAATTTTTCTTTTTCTTGGAGATTTTGCACAAGCCTAACATCATTCCCATTAATAGATACAAGTAGTGGTGTTATTTTTAATGAGACTTGGTATAGTTGCACAAGCCTAACATCATTTCCATTGTTAGATACAAGTAGTGGTACTGATTTCGTGGGTGCTTGGAATAATTGCTTAAGCCTAACATCATTCCCATTAATAGATACAAGTAGTGGTGTTAATTTTGGTTTTGTTTGGAGTGGTTGCTCAAGTCTAACATCATTTCCTTTGCTAGATACAAGTAGTGGTATTACTTTCTTTCAAGCTTGGAATAATTGCTTAAGCCTTGCTAACTACCCTGCCAACGCATTCGATATTAACATAGCAACTAATTACGGAAGTGCTTTCACAGCAACCAACCTAACAACGCAATCAATAGACGATATACTTGTTAGTTTAGACACTAACGGTGTTACTAACGGAACGTTTTTACAAAGTGGCGGACAAGCACCGAGTGCAACAGGGTTAACGGCAAGGGATAACTTAGTATCTAAGGGTTGGACTATAACAGTAACAGCATAAATTATATAATATGACAGAGATAAACAAACCACAGGAATTAACGTACTTCATTTGCAGAGAAGATGAAACGTTTACAATTACAGCGTATGGCGAAATAAATCCTGACCAAGTAATGAAATCAGGGCAACCAATAGTTGACACCTACACCGATAAGGCGGTATGGGAGGCTAAATTATTAGAGGGTGGCATAACATTAACACAAGATGAAGAAACTATTTAGCATACTTTTATTTGTAGCACTTTGGTAAATTTAAGAAAAAAATGGCAAAGATATTACCCGTAGGAAATTATGTTAAGAAGGCTAAGAAAAAAGGAGTAGCTGCAAAAAATAAAACGAGCACTAACAAGGGTAGTAAGCTGTATAAGAAATCATATAAAGGTCAAGGAAAGTAATGAAATATTTAAACTACTTAGTAACATCTATATTATTAATGTTCGTTCCGATACAAGGAATATTAATATCAGTCGGAGCATCAATACTTTTAGATACTTTTACGGGAGTATTTAAAAGTGTAAAATTAAAAGGATGGAGAAGTATTAGAAGCAAAAAGCTATCTCATATAATTTCTAAAATGTTATTGTATGAAATATGTATTTTGTTATTATTCGTAATTGATAAATTTATATTAAACGAATTTATTTTTCGTTGGTTAAGCATAGATTTTATGTTTACCAAGATTTGTGGAATACTGCTTATATTTATTGAGTTAGTTTCTATAAAAGAAAATATAGAAGAATCCTATAATATTAAAATTTGGGATATTCTTAAAAAAGCATTTCTTAGAGCAAAAGAAGTTAAAGGTAATATTGATGACATTGTATAATGGACAAGATTACAATTGACCGAATAGGTACTTTGCATCCTAAAATACGAAAGCAAGTTTTAGATGCCTACACTCACGTAAACAACAGACTCCTCGGAAAAGGGGTCCGTTTGCGTTTTGCGCATACCACAAGAACAATCGAAGAGCAAAATGAATTATTTGCTCAAGGAAGAACGAAATTGTTTGATAAAAAAGGTAGAAGATTAGGTATAGTTACTAAGGCAAGAGGAGGTCAAAGCATACATAATTATCATTTAGCATTTGATATTGTTTTGTTGCTTGATAGAAACAATGATGGAGTTTTTGAATCTGCAAGTTGGGATACTGTTTTGGATTTTGACAAAGACGGAATTGCTGATTGGACAGAAGTTGTAAATTACTTTAAGTCTATTGGATTTGTTTGGGGAGGAGATTGGAAATTTAAAGACAGACCTCATTTTGAAATGACTTTTGGACACACTTGGAGAACTTTACAAAAAGAACTTAATTCCGGAAATACTTTTACAGAAGTAATTAATGGAAAAACATACACTTATGTTAAGATATAGTCTGATATTTTTATTTGCTGTGCTTGTGTCTTGCGGCTCAAGAAAAGTTAATATGCAAAAAACTGACACAGTTATAAAAGTAGAGGGCAAGTCTGAAATAAAAAAAGATGAGGTTATTACTACTCAAAACAATATAAGTATAAATACTAATATTGATGAAGTAGAAATTACTCCAATAGACCCTGAAAAACCAATTATTATTGGAGACAAAAAGTATTTTAATGCTAAGATAAAAACAAAAAAAACTAAATCGTCTGTAGTGGATACCACTAAAAAAGATGAGGTAAAAAAAGAAATACAAAAAGTAGAATCTAAAGAAGTTAAAGAGCAAAAAACAAAAGTAAAAGAGGTTGATAGAAAAGAAAGTTTTTTACCTTATTTGTGGTGGATTTTAATTCTAATAGTAATAGTTTTTTTTACAAGAAAAGCTCTTAAAAAGTATTTACTTTAAATTACATATATTTGTATCATAACAATTAAATCAAATTAAAATGAAAGTCGTAAACAAAAACAAATTCACTCAAGACAAAGTTCAAAGAATAACACAAGAAGAACTTACTAAAATTCAAGAATTAACTTCAGAGTTTAACAAAGCAAAAATGGCTATTGGGGATGTAGAAATTCAAAAACAAAACATTTTTAGTCATATAGAAGTTTTAAAAAAAGAATTTGCTGTGCATGAGAAATTATTAATTGAAAAATATGGGTCTGATTCAGTTGTCAATATTCAGACAGGAGAAATAACAAAAAAACAATAAAACAAAATGGGAAAAATAAGTACATATTCAGTTTTATCAACACCAACAGCAACAGATAAGTTAATTGGTACTGATGTAACTACAAATAATGAAACAAAAAACTTTACTATTGAT